CTTATTGAAGTAAAGAAAAGGTCATTCCATAACAGCGAAAGATCGTTTATAAAAATGTCTTGTTTGATTGCTTGCAGTATAGTTCTAAGTTCTAATGTTGGCAACAGATCATAGCTACCTATGCCATAGTTGGCTGTTGCATCAAATCCTAAAGTTATTGTTGAACTGCTATACAAGTTAGAACTGAATACAATAGTTCCGTTTTGTCTAGCTATTAAATTATAATTTCCTAGTATGGATCCCAATCCTGGTTGAGTTTTTTGTAATAGGGCCCAGCCGCCTGTGCCATATTCTTTTAAACGCAGTATGTCTCCTAATTCTATTTGAATAGTTGGTTCTTCATACAGATTTCCAATTTCTTTTACTATTCTGCTTACTGACGAATATCCAGGTGCATACCAGTCTGTATAACTCCAATATTTGGTTGTATCAAATCCCTGTGATGCTGATCTAAAAAAAGTTTTACGTATGTCGTCCCAACTATATATTGACCAAAATCCGTCAGCAGTTTCGTCGTTCCTTACTAGTACTGCAAACTGTCGTGCAGTAGCCGTAGCTGAAGTATATTTTTTTCCTTTAGCTGTTACTGACACTGATGATATTCTACCTTGATTATCCAAGGTAGCAACTGCTTTTGCTCCGTCTACAAGATTTACTCTAAGACTGGCTTGTGTAACTCTTAGTGTATTTAGAACTGTGAGATCAATGTATGTGTCAACCGCTTGATCATACAAATCTAACGTAGATGCAGGAATACTATCTACTTGATTTAATCTTGTAAAATCAATTATATCCGCAAAAGGACGAGTTAACAAAATAGTATTGACTTTATCTAAAACAATTTTTAATATTTTGTTATTGTCTTTGAACATGCTTTGACGAGGTCTAAAGGACAGTCCATATTTTTGTTTTATTGGTAACTTGGGGTCTGGTACAGTGTTACCTGATTGATCAAAACCAACTAGACTATCAATCCATTTGGTTTCAAGATTTGTGTTTGGCTCACTGCCTACCATACCTTCGGTCAGTAGTTGATATTCTGTATGAACTATACCGTTACTTGTTTTGGTATTTTTAAATTCAATGTTAAACAACGCTTTTTCAACACGCAGTAATTGATCAAAATTATAAAATAAAAACTTATCTTTATCAATCAATGCTACTATAGGAATTCCAGACGATTGAGGACTAGATATTAAAGAGGATACCGATGCTGATGATACTCGTCTACCTGGCACATTTGCAGGAACTAGTGTTTTATTTTTTACCCAGAAATAGTATCTAGTACCAACAAGTACTCCAGTTGAAGAATTGTAAATCTCTTTAATACTATAAACGGTATCTTGAGGATATAGAGGCTGACCCGATATTCCCTCAGACAGGCCTTCGTTTGTGTCAGCAAGTATACTCCAATCCGATGGCAGTAATACAGACTCTACCCACTCATAGACATCAATACTAGATCCATAGGCCATTTGATTCCAGTGCCCTTGTCTATAGGTAAGGTCACCTTGTTCATATTCTATCCATTTTACCTTGCTTAGATCCCACCATAGCTTACCAACATTTTTTTCAAACCATGCCTGATCAGCATCTACTACTTGTTCGTCTGCACCTATAGTATAAGTGGCAGGATCATAGACTGTTTTGTAGGCAATTTCTTGTTCAGCCAGACCTAAGATTTTTAATTTAGCATGATCGATTATATCTATGTCTGCTAGTTTTATACTGTTTTCGGGATCGTAAATTTCAATAGATTTAAATAGTTCTAGATTGGCTCTTAAACCCTGCGAAGCTGTTACATTCCAGATTTGTATAAACGGGTCTTTTCTAAATAATCGTGTCATTCCTCGACTGTCGTCAAGTAGGTTTTGATCAATCTCTGTTAATCGATATGTTGGTGATCCTGTTATAATTACAGACCCAACACAGTCTAAACTATATCCAAAAGATTCAGCATTCTTTAAATCTGCTTCTAATTTTTCAGCTAGAATAAAGACATTGTCTTTTCTTTCAAATACATATACCTGTCCGGTGTATCCTTGATTTTTTGTAAATGTTGTAGAATTACCGTCAAAGGAAGTAGCATCTCCAACATCGAATCTTACCGGTAATCTGTAGGGAGCATTTTTAGCTCCTACTACTATTCTTGTTGCATCAGAATCAATAGATACTGCAGATCCAAACAACGCATTATTGTAATATTCAAAACTATATAATTTTTGTGCTAACGAATACTCAGGCAATTGTGTACTAGTTGTATTAAACACAAACACCGAACCTTGATTTTGAAATCTTACATCTGCTTCGGGACAAGAAACTACTAGAACACTACCAGAGGCGTTAATGTCCATGGCGAATCCAAATCTATCACCAGCTGATATATCTACCGCACTGTTAGTTAGATTTAATTGCTCTATGTTTTCCGCTGTGATCACTTGTTGTAATTCGTAAACCTTATTAGCGTTTCGTTTATAGATATAAATTTTGCCAGTGATTAATGTATTGTCGTTGGAGATCTGTTGCCAGAACTCATATCCATTATCTGGTGGTTGATTTTTACTAACAATGGTGCTGTCTAATGCAGAATCTGGTAACGGATTTTGATCAAACGGTTCTACTAGTCTGTAGTATAAACTGTTGCGCAATACCACATCTCCTTCTCTATATTCCTGATATGAAATCCAAGGTCCTTTATATCTGGTAAAATATTGACCATCACTGTTTGGGGATCCTACTACTAGTATACTTCCGTCTTGATTCATTGCAAGACTTGTTCCGAATTCATCTCCAATTTTTACCAATTCAGAAATCTGATCAGGAGTAAAAAGCCCCACAGGTATTGTAGAGTCACTGTAAGGTGTTGTAGAGTCATCGTCGTCTAACGCAATGTTTGTAGGTAACGAATTCTGAGTACTTATAGAATCTAATTCTATCCAATCTATAGTATCTAATCTGCCCGCTTCGTTGACTGGTATAGAACTGCCGTCACCTTGATAATCAACTATAGCTTGATAAAGTCTATTGTCTTGCCATACTATAGATCCCGTTGGATAAAATTTTGTTCCGTCATAGATTCCTACATAGTTGGTGTTTTCAAGATGTAACCATCCCTGAGTTTGAATTTCTCGATAGGTAATTGTTAAGGTAGCGCCGCTTCCGTATCCAGGAGCAGAAGTTGTAGGTTTGGTGCCGGGACGAACTGTTGTAAATCTTCCACGAGATATCGGCGTGGCTGCTGTAACTATTCCACTATCGATAGTTGCTAAAAAAGTTGCTGTTTGATTATCATAGGTTACCGTTAATGTTGTTGGTTCAATAACTGCTGGCCTAAAAGTCACAGACACTAAGCAACCAACAGACAAAGATGATCCGTCCGAGGACTCGCTTGGTTCAGCAGTGACTAATAACGGTGCTGAAGGTAAATCAATCCACAGGCCACGATCCAACGGAGTAACTGTTTTTACGCTGAATGCAACGCTGTTGTCTCCGGGAATAAGTGTTTCTGTATCTACTTCTGCAGTAAATGTTGCGGTCTGTCCTAGATACGTCACTGTTAATACTAACCCGGCGGATTCTGGATTGTATCCAACTCCGCCGTCAACAATTGTTACTGTATCAATTTCATAAACAGTATAATCCGATCCCCCCGAAGCTACTTCTGCAGATTCAACTTCAGTAACTGTAATTGTGTCGTATTCGTAAAGATACACCCTACCACGGTTGTCTCGAGCGCCAACAGCTGACACTGCCAAGAAATATTTTCCTAGAGTAGAACCAATTGTTAGATTTGATCCAAAAAATTCATCTTGAGCAGGTCTAGGACTAACTATCGACAAAGATTCAATCCATTGGTTGTTTACAAATTTATAGATAGTTATCAGTCCCTGGCCAGCATATCCAGCAAATCTACCGGTGCTGTTTTCTTCTATTAATGTTGCAGGTATCCAATCGGCAGTGTTAAATGTTATAAAAGTTGAGTCACCTAAATTAGATAACGCATTCCCTGTAAAATCATTAACTGCTTTCCAAAGTTTTCCGTTATATAATACAATTTCTCCAGCAAAATAACTGTCTGTAGGTTTAAAGTCGCCCATGAACTTGCTGGCAATAAAACTAGCATATGGCGAGCCTATTATTAAATATTCACCGTCTTCGGATGCGGCCATAGAAAGTCCAAACGATCCATTGAGTTTTAATTTCACAGATGTAGGTGGCGATATAATTTGATATAATTTTAATCCTTCGGCTGTTTCAACATAGGAAAACACATAGCCTGTGGCAGGCATACTAGAAATGACTTGTTTTAATTTTTCTATGTATAGAACTTTAGTGCCGCTGCCAATTGGCGTTTCAATTCCGTATTCTATTAAATCTTTTCCAGAATATTGTTTGTTTTTTTCTATAACTTCCCATCGTTGATTTTCGTTTGAATCTACCCATAATTTGGTACTATTAGGCAATGCAGCAACATCTGTTAGATTTAGATTGTCATAGTTTTCTATTCTTGAAGATTTAAAAACATTCAAAGTTGTGTATATACTATCTGAAAATTCAGGATTTAATGTTGAGGCCGAAAGCTCTACGGTAATAGTGTTAGACGACACAGCTATTACTTTAAAAAATCCTTCCAGGTCAACAATGTCTTTTATCCCAACAATATTGTCAACTACAATATCGTGGAGTTTGTCTAGGGTTATTACTACTGATAAATTATTTTTTGTAATTCCAATTATTCTTAACAATGGCAAATTCACAAACCTTAGCACATTCCAAGACTGCTTATCAAATGTGATCCACACTGTTGAATTTTCTACAAAATTATTAATATCCAGTTGCAATAATTCTTCTGTGTTTTTTACTACAAAATCAACCTGATCCTGTCTAACATAGCCTGCTATTCTAGATGTGGGTTCTAGGTATGTTTGAGGAGTAATACTGGTTGTAAAAGCACCATCTCTTGCTAGAGTAAAATTTTTAGAATCTATTCTATAAATTTGATCAGTTTTTATATCGCTGATCTGTTCATTGATTATCTCCACTGGCTGTGGATTAATTTCTAGGCTACTGGAAAATATTTCAAACTCAGTTTCGTTAATTTCAGCTAGGTTGCCTAATCTTCCTGATCGAAATGCCCATTCTTCGTTGACTACAATACTGTCTTCGTCAGTTTTGCTGAGTTTATCAAATATTTTGGTGATTGCATTTAGGGTACCTTTTTCTCGGATAAACCCTTGATATAGTTGGAACTGCACTATATCGTCTTGTGCAATATTCTGTAGATAGTCTCTGGTTTGATAGCCAATTAGATGTCGGCCAAGATCACGCTGACTAGATCCCAGACCGTCGGAATCAAGATTATAATAGTCTTCAAATTGATTTATTTTATAATCAAAATTAGGAATCAATTGTTTTACAGGTGTGCTATCTAACTTTGTCCAAAAGCTGTCGTTGAACTCTACTTGACTAGTGTGATTTTTTTTACAGGTCCAGTTTATTGATTTAAAATTAACAATGTCTCCCATTCTGTACTCGTAGAATGGGCTCCAAATCTGTATGTTAACATTGTCAAAAATAAATCCCGGACTGGTGTAATCGCCATCCCAGTCTACTGTGCGGAATCCTCTAGATTTAATACGATCTTGTCTATATCCTGTAGGTTTATTATATATCACATCATTGAATACAGTAACATCTGAAAATATAGTTACGTGTTCTTTTAGTATAAAGTGCGCTTTAAAAAAATAAATTCCGTCTGATGTATTAGTTACTGTAATTGTTAAATTTTGAAAATCTCTGTTAACATTTATAAATGCAGGCAACAACGCAGTTCCGTCTGCTTTAAGTATCTGATATGGATAAAAATTATCAAACAAATTATCTGCTACGCCAAGCGCAAAATTAACATTTACTTTAGATGCAGATGGGCTAATACTGATCAACGCACCAACGTCCCAGTTATGTTTGGTCCAGAACATAAACTCTTTGCTTGAGGTCAACCAATCTTGTGATGTTTTATTATCTCTGTCATATTGATCAAATACAAAACCCTGAGATGATAGGTATTCTCCGTATCCTAATAAAAAATCTACTACTTTTTGTATGGTTGGCAGGATTTCACCATAACTCAATACGTTAGGTCGTAATTTATAAAATGTTTTTCTATATAATGCATTTACAGAACCAACCGTGGAAGGTTGAGGAATTTGCTTGAGATTTTCTGTATTAAAATTAACGCCGCTGGTAAAACTTTTTATTGATCTAAAATAGTTATTACCGTTTTGAATACAGGTTCCATTTCCATAGAATTTTTCTGGTTGCCATTTTACAATGTCTTCGCTGACACCGCCTACAGCAATCACTGAATCGCCAGGACTTTCAATAGCACCGAAGTAATTAAAATACGGAAACTGATTATCGTAGCCTGTTATTTTCCATCCACCGTCAGTTTTTTCTATCAGCACACCACTATATGAAATTGTAGACACCGGAGTACTAGAGTTAAAAATAATTTCATAATTTTCAGGCGGTATAAAAATACTGCTCGACGAAGACCTAGGCGACTTGCTATCTAAAAGATACTTTTGCTGTGTTTGGTCAACAAAGCCTGACAATCTTGTAGTTAGGTTGACATCGATTCCTGAAATTTTGTCTAGTAATAGTGATTCTTGTTGCCCCTGGCTTCTTAAATAATTTATAACATAGCAAACTAGACCGGCAGATTGTGAAACTCCCACGATAGGCATTTCAAAATTATCTAGAGTATCAAACACTCTAGTTTTTTTATTAACAGTTTGTCCTATGATATTTTTATCAAGTTTTGATATGTCAAAACTATTATTGATATAATTAAAAGGTTTGAGTAGGCAAAGAGCTTTAACTAACGCAAATGGCCATTCTGAACTAGATCTCCATCCGTATTCTACTGGGCCCATATCGCCTAACTTAAAGGCTCCGGTATTGTTAATTAGGCTGAAATTTTTGGCTAGACCGGAATCTAAGGGACTTAATAAATTGCCAAGATCGTCCGTTGGAATATGTGATAGTATACTGGCTCTTTTGTATCTGTCATATATACCGGCTCGAGATCCTTGTCGAATAATTCCGTCTCTTAAATCTTCCCAAAGAATTAAGTTCCCTCGAGTATACGGGGCAGGGCCGTATTCACTTTCCCACCATGTAGGTTTTTCACTAAATCCCAACATTTCCCACGGACACTGGTGCGGTCGGGTTGTATCATAGAACCACTGATATACTCCTCTCCAGTAGCCTGGTAAGCTAGATGTACCCAGGCTATCTGTCATATTATTATAGGTATAGGTGAAACTGTTTTCAGTGTCAAGATACTGATTAATTGTGTAATTAATATTTGTTCCACTTATCCATTTTAAGAAATCTTGGGCAACAATAACGTCAACAAGATCTTTTGAATATTCTGCATTTCCATAATATCCTCCTACTACGTCATCGATGTTGAAAATAGATTCGTTGTATTGAGACTTTATATTGTTGTAAATTCTTAATTCTAGTTCTAAAAGAATGTCATCTCGATAGTCTCCAAACGCTTTTGTAATGCTGCCGTCGTGTCCTCGAATAACTTCTATAGGTTCGATATAAGTATCATCAATGAATTTGCTAGGTAGATATTTTTTGTATAGGCCTAGACTTGTGGGAGTAAAAGGTATAAAATTAAAAGCTGTAGAAACGTATTCTCTAATGACAATTAGATCACCTTCTATAACTGGTATTAGAAGTGTTACGTATGATGCGTTTTCTGAAAACTGATAGTCTCTGCCTTGTATTAACTGTTGTTTGTTTTTGTAAAGATATACGGCCTTGCGACTTAGTGTGTTTAGATCAAAGTAATTTGATAATCTAAAATTGCTAATATCAATGTCATCCACTATGTATGCAAGTTCAGTGTATGCTCCGCTTCCTATCATGTCTGAATCAACAAATGCTGAATTTTCAGTTTTAGCTTTTCCGTATTCAGAAATTATTTGATCAAGAGACTCTGCAGGATCATCATTATAGAGTATTTCTTTTGATAATTCAAAAAATTTATTTTTAAAATCAGTATATGCTTGCAGTGCATATTCTATTGATTTAATAATATTGATCTGTCTATCGCACAATAAAGTAATAGCTAGAGGCGCAATTCCTGCATGTTTAACAAATCTTCTACCATTATTTTGATAGCTATCGATGTCTCTAAGATTACTAACTCCTGGATATATTCCAACAAAATTATCTGATAATTCTAACGATGTAGTTACATGGTCAATGGCTTGACCGAGAGTAAATTTTTCAATGTTTTGATTTAATGGATTTTTTTCAAGTCCGATTGGAATTTCATAATAACCTTGATTTGGTTCTGCATTTGAAAATATTTTGATTACAACTGCGTCGTCTGCAAGAAAATCTTTTGCAAAAACAAAAGTACCGTTATTGGCTATTCCTTCATTGATGTTAACTAAACTGTTTTCTAGCCTAACTCCGTTAACATAAAATAAAATTTTTGTAACATTGATATCTACGGTATTCCAGTCAACTGTGTTAAATTTTACTGTGTTAGTCGTGGCTTGAATTGTTGTACTATCTAAAATTGGTTGGATGTAATCTTTGTTTGAGAGTTGCCAGCCATTAGCGTATTGGTTAGTTTGATTTAATTTATAAAACCCTTCATTTATTGCCTTTACATACGGAACTTTATTAATCTGGTACGTAAACGTTTGAGAATCCCAATTAAATAAAAATTGAATATCTCCTACATTATCTATGTTAAGATATTGAAGACTTATTCCTAGTTCAGTATCTACTATGCCATTTCCTTTGGCATAACTTAAGATTTCACTGCCTGAAAATGAACTAGTAGGATAAGATTCTACGTTTGAAAAACTAATCCCTGTACTGTCAAAGGCATCAAATAATGGTTGCTGTTGTACCTTTGTTTTTTCTTGACTAAGTCTCCAATCAGTACCGGTAAAATAAAACATTTTTCCTCGATTTTTTAGACCTCTACTAATTAAAACTGTTTCGCCAATAGTGGAGGCAGAGTCAAGCGAGTCAATTAATGTTATTTGAGAAACTGAAGCACCGGTGATAGGATCGGGATGTTGTATGAATTTTACATTGTATATTTTGTTGTTGGCTAAAGAATCTGTATCGGCTGTAATTAATACCCGAGCTCCTTCAAATAATTCTTCGCCATCAATATTATAACCTGTACTTCCTTCTATTACTGAAAACACGTCCGAAGTAAAATCATCAATATAATCAACCGTAGTTTTAGCTATTGAACCGTGCTGATATAATTGAAGACCTGCTATAAATTCTATAATTGGACGTTTAGCTCTCGACGAGTCGGCGCCATCAAAACTAGTTCCGTTGTAGGTGTGTGCCTTATTCAATACCGATATATGGAACCAACGATTATAACGACTCCACGGATTAAGGTCAGGACTAGATCTGTTAATGGTAATATAATCTTTATCTACAGGATAGGCAGATGCATCATCAAATGGTTCTGTATCAAATCCCGAATTATCAAATAGAATTTCAGGAATATTTTTACTAATTAACGGTACTACTAGATCTGTAAAGTTAACCAGAGTGATGGCTGTGCCTACTCCTTCTATCAACCATTTGTTGTCAGCATATTTTGTTGGTGTTATATTTCCAAAAAATTCAACAATTAATCCGTTGGTAAACTCTATGCCGTTACTAGAAGTATACGTAGACTTTCCTAATATTTCTTCGTCAACATTTATTTTAGTATTCGAATCCATATCGGATATGATAAATCTTCCAAGTCTATCAGGGTAAACAGTGCTTTGATAATATAATACATCTGGTGCATTATAAGGCACTTCAAATGTTAATGTACCAGTGCTAATTCCATTGTTTACTATGCCTTGATTATAATCCAGTGCTCCTTGTACATATACATCTTCAATAAACTCCCAGTCTTGTGAATTCAATGTTATGCTACTACCGTCAGCTGGTGATATCTGTATTTTTGCTTTCCATAGTTTCCCGTCATAGATAACTACCTGTCCTGCATTGTATGGTACAATAGGATCAAAAATCAAAGATCCAGTATCATAGTAGCTTCTTATTGCAAATGCTTCGCCTGGTAGTGATATGTTAAACTTGTAAGTTTGTCCTCGGTACAGATTAATCGTGGGATTATTTGTTAAGCCGTCTGGTGTAAAAATCCAATTGTCGCCAATTCCCTGTCTAACTTTGTAGGTGCTAACAATTGTTGATGCCTGGCCTAAAACTCTTACAGGAGGCGGGCCGCTCGGTGCCCAATAGTATTGTCTAAAATTAGTAAACTTATCCCAGTCAATAGGAGGATCCCAACTAAAATGATCAGCTTCAGTTTCTAGACTGTCATTTTCATTTTGATTATTAAAAAATTTCAGCTGATTTTTAAAATCTATATAATCGTAAAAATTTGTTATTCTTGAATTTTCATCGCGAATAACAACACCAGGTTCTAGTTGATATCTGGAACGAAGTGTATTGTTGCTGTCAAGATAAATGTCTTTGCCATTATATGTTTTTCCAAATCTGCGGCCAACATATCCTACAGTTTTTTCTAAAACTCCAGGTTGTATCAAAGGATCAACTACTCCTGCTAAAAATTTAGCATTAGCGTCTGTTTGAAAAATCTGTGGTAATAGTTCTACTGCACGTCTAATTGGTAATTCACTATCTGGAAAAATATTTTTTGCCATCTTACACCTTAATATGTACTAGAACTGACTGAAACAATTGATGTTCTAGTTTCAACTGCATTTATAGCTGTTACAATTTCGATATCGTCGACGGTTGCTCCGCTAACAAATATTTCATCTGATCGACTTTGTATTTCAAATAAACTACCAAATGACTGACTGAGTTGTCTAGGAACAATAGTCATGTTACTGACATCAGGCGACACTGCATTTGTAATAAAGGTAATTAATTCGCTAACATAAAATCTGTCCCCAAAGTCCCAATTTTTAATATCAAAAAAAGTATTAATTGAATTAATAATACGCACTTTAAGGTCGTTGTCATTAATTGTTTTGTATGGGTTTTTAACAACTTTAAACACGGCCTGTAAACTTTCATCTGCTAACGCACCAAACAATATTTTATAATTTGTTGTATGATAAACTATTTCGTCACTGATAGATTTTATAGCATTGAGATTTGTACCAAAACTTATACGTAAGCTATCAGAACTTGGAGCTTCGGGTTTCGCGGCGGCTCCTGCAAGATAATTTCTAAAAGCAGTATCGTATGACCGTGTTAATAAAAATATATCAACAATGTTGCTAACACTAGGATCAATCCTTCTATCAACGTTTGCATTGTGAATATAATGGAATTTTAATTTATCTCTTCCTACATTGGCTTTATAGTTACTCTGCAACTCTAAAATTTTAGAGTTATTAGAAGATACTACTACCTTTTTAATTCTGTCTTCATTGCTGTTATAGAAATATATAAAACTGCCTTCTGCATAGTCATCTATGTTGATATTGCTTTCAGTCGGAGTAGCCGTGATAATTTTTGTTGAATTATCAATAAATTCAAAAATTTTATTTCCTGCTATATCAACTGTTTCTTGAAAAAATAAAAATTTTTCTTCTGCATTTTCAGTCCCAGAAAAATCCGTACCTACAACTTCTTCAAATGCATCTGGGTCATCTATTATTCCGTCATCGTCAGAATCAGCAAATGAAATTTTGATTTGATCAGCTGCTTCGTAGCCATCTTCGTATCTAATAGTATCACTGATTTCAAATGGAATATCTCTAGTCAATGCATTAATTTTTGTAAAATCTGTGTTAATTCCTAGAATTTTAATTTGATCTTTTACTGTTTTTCCGGTTACTGCACTATATGTTTTTTGATTTGTGTCAAGATAAAATCTATTCTCACTGATGCTGCCAAATGCATAGTAAAGTCCTCTTACTCGTACATTGTAACGATCGCCTTCTTTTACAAAAGCTACTAGCCAAGATGCATCAATTGAACTGTTAGAAACGTCGCCGGTTTTTCCTAAACTAAAATTTATAGTGGTATTCAAATTTGAAGACGTTATAATTTTCCATGCCGATTCAACGTAGTCGTATCTTAGACCAAAATTTAGATTATTCAACATGAAATTAATTATTTCATTTTCTAACGCTGTAGGCAAATTGTTTACAAATTTAGGTATTATTCGAGAAGCCACGGCTCTTGAAGGGATTATATCATTAAATTCAACTGGGCCAAGTCCCGACACTAGAGCGCCGCGATTAGAATTAGTGCCGTCACCCGCTACCTTAGTAACTTTAGTCCAAATATACGATTTGTAATCAGCATCTTGAGAACTAGTATCGACTTCAACTATTTGATTGTCTTTGAAAACATTTTTTTTGCCGGTGACTGTTGAAGTGGGAGGAATAAATTTTATTAATGCTCCTACCTTGGCATACTTTAACGTGTTAGTTGTATAGGTTCCACATTTTAACAAGGCAGAATCTATGGTGTTAATAAAATAACCAGTTGAATTATTAATGTCGTTGGTTATCTGTGTCCAGGCGGTAGTTTGGTCTACAAAAACAATTTTGTTGTATTTTGTAAAATAGAAGTTGTAAACTTCAGTGTTTGTAAATAATGGCTCTATACTATTTCTTAAAAAATTAATTATATCTAATCGATTAGAATATTTAAAATTTAACGTTTTTTCATTTTCTTCTTTATAGATAAAACCGTCAGTGGCAAAGACATTTACAGAACTATATTTTCCGCTGACATCTATAATGTCAAAGTTTCTTGAAATTCCACTAGAAGTTCTGTTTATAGACTTGACCTTTAAGATATCTTGAGAAGCGCCAAACGGTGCCAAGTTATAATCTTCGCCGGTGATCATTCTGTTTTGTGTATAATACACCGCAGGTGCGTTGGCTCTAATTGAAGCAACGTCTTCAGAGGCTGCTGCAGATGTCACTGAAGTTTTTAAACTAAGGCTGATTGTGAGTGTGTGTTCTACGCCCTGCTTGTTAGCATATGGAATAGAAACGTTTATTCCTCTCATTTCTGTTGGGCTGATTGTGTACACTAATCCGTTACTGACTCTATAATAAAATCTAAAACTTCCTTGCGGTAAGTTTCCGTAAACTCCGTCACCGAACAGAATATCTACTCTGTCATTGTTTTTTGTAAGGACTTCGTAGATAGTTCTTACATTGTTTGTAACACTATTATAGGCAATATTGTTTCCTACAAGAGACGATACTCGTGTCCATTCCGCTTGTTGTGTGCCTGCTGTATCTAGGCCAAATAACCATAGATCGTCATTGTTGATATTTTCTGCATCAACTGCTACTTTTTCATTAGTGGTCGGAACTGCAATGGCAAAATCTGCTAGCTCTAGACTACCTTGCTTAAACATTAAAAAGAAACCAGTGTTTGAACTTCCTGCGCCACGAGAATCGTTTTTGTATATAAAACCTAGCTCATTTTTTGGCACTGGTGGTTCTTCGTATATATTTTCTTTATCAATAAAACTTGTGCTCACCACCTCAAATGACATGCCGCGGCCGGCAACTGTTTTTGTATAGGCAAATAACGGTACATCTGCTAACAATGTTCTAAATCTATATTGTTCAGTTGGTATCGTCTGTATAATTGCAGAGCCTTGACTACGGCCAAATTCAGTGTTATCGCTCATTGCCGAATTCAACACCAAGATAAACTGTTCTAACCAGTTTATGTTTGTGGGATCATTCCAAATAATAGTCTGTGATTGTAGATTTTTTCCGTTGCTGTCTAATAGATCTTCTGTGGTACTTACGGTGTCAAATTTTAACAGGCCTGTTGCTGCAATGTTTCTCTTGGCATTGTAACTCAGCATACGTGCTAGGCGTAGCACACTTTCTTTTCTTTCAGCTAGTTCTAAAAAATTTTCTCTACTTGCTAGATCAATACGAAAACTTATGCTTTGACCAAGGAATGCCACTGCATCGATTAATGCCAAGTATTCTGAACTTTCTATGTAATCGTTGAAATCTTCTGGGTAGTTTTCACGCAGATACGTGATCATTACTCTACGAAGATTTTCAAAATCATAGCTTTTAAAATCAGCATTTTGAAAAGTCTGATATATAGTTTTCCAATCTTGGTTGAGTATTAAATTAGTTTGTCTTGTTGTGGTTGACATTCGTATCCAGTTCCTTTGTAGTATTTAATCAGAAAAAATAACTGGTCATTTAATGACTGAATTGTTTTTATCAAAGTCAAAGGTCATTCTTTCATTGACATTAAAAGGAATATAAACTATGTCAGCTTCAATGCGTATTCCTTGATCTGTTGAATCTACCAACACTGCATTAATGGCAATTCTAGGATCGTAGTTAATAATATCTTCAACATCTTTAGATATAAGAGTTTTTACTTCATCGGTAAAATTTTCAAAAATCATATCCCAAATAATAGTTCCAAAATTTGGGTTTTCTAATTTTTCACCTTTTCGAATATAAAAATGATTTATAATATCTTGTTTAACTAGATCTATATCATATAGTTTAAAATTCTTTTTAGATTCTGCTGAGCTAAACCCCTTGTAGGTAAATGCGCCGTTATCTCTATCGCCTACACTGGCTTTGTTTTTTGCCACAGTTTTTTGATTATATAGTTTTGCCATGTTTATTCCTTAGTCTACATCTCTATCAGTTTTATCTGGTTGAAAAAATTCCGGGGCATTCGATTCGTGCAATTGCCAAGGTTCGTGCATAGGTACCCGCCACATTACTGTCTTTAATTTTTCCTCCGACTGGTATCTCTTCTTCTGACCCCAGCCAACTGTGATATCACTTACTGGTACCTCATGAAGTGACAAAGGCTCAATAGCTTTAGCTTTATCAGATGAAGAAGCGGTAGGACCATTCATGTCAATTCTACTGGCAGTTTCTTTATATCGACCCCCAGCTTTGATATCCATTGTACCCGAGGCTGTATTTTTAAAATTACCGCCTGAATTAATGTCAAAATTTCCTGCGCTGGTTATTTTAGTGTTAGCTCCAACAACGTGTTCGTATTCAGCACCTATAGTCAGTTTCCCGTCTTTGCCTGCAGTGATTAAAAAATCTGTAGCTATGTCGGCTTGTAGTCGTCCAGAGGCTGCTCGCATATTGATGTTTCTGCCAGCTTCAAAATTGATATCCCTATCAGCTCGTATATTCAAATCGTTTTCAGTATGAATAGACACAGAATCTTTTGCATAAATGTCTATTTTACCGTTGCTGGTTAGTTCTATCCAGGCGGTGCCTTTGGAGTTTGCAATGTAGATTAAATCTTCTGTGTTGTGAAGCAACAACTGGTGTCCAGTACGAGTACGCACTCGAAAATATTCATTGTAAGGAATGGTGGGGTCACCTTTTTCTCCCTCGAGAGTATCTGCGTATTCTCTAGGACCTTCTCCTGCAGGCTTTTTTCTTTGATATTGATCATCACCGTCATCAAATACCAACTGAGTACCACCCAGTCTGCTTACAAACACCGGGGCAGGACTTTGACTTTGTTTTGTACCTATACTTTTTTTCAATGCGCCTGGGCGGCGATCTAACGGGCCTGGGGTGCTTATGCCAAATACCATGTTTGGTACAGACCTTCTAGAAGTAGATGTTGTTGCGCCTCTAATGTCGTCCTCTAATAATCCCTGTTCTAGAAATCTATCAGCTATAGGATGCACTGGTTTTTTTATTTTATCCACCGCCATGTTTTTGTCAAGAGTATTAGCGGCTCTGTTTATTTCTCCTACTGGCAGAGGTTGTTTTGTATCAAATTTTTCTTTATCACTATCAGATAGTTCAACATCTGTAGATGCAGCAATTGCCGGAATCATATTATTGGTAAATCTACCGGGCACACAACTGATCCAATATCCCTGTGAAGGATCTCCGTCTACAAATGCCACAAGAACAGTTACTCCAACGTCTGGTGGAATAAACCACATCCCGTAACTTTTTTGTGTATCATTAAAATCTGTTTTGTTTTTCCCCATAAATTCATAAGCCGTTGAGCCATAAAATGGGCTGGCAAACATCACTGAATAGGTCTGATTTACATCACCTATTATGTTTCCGTCTCTTCTTAACAGGGTGACCTGGAGTCCTCCCATAAATGCTGGATCAAGATGACTGATTACCCTGGCCAGGTATAACCCTGCGCCCATGTCTCTTTTTCTAGTATTACCTAATCTTTTTTCAGTAGACAATTTATGCTCCGGCTGCTATGGCAGCATCAACAACAGATGACACATCTTTTTGTTCTTTTAATGTATACAACAACACTTGAGATTTGCTTATATTACTTTGTCCTTCATAGGACTGAGGCTGTCCAGTCATCCTGATCAATTTTAAAGTCTGTTGAAAAGTTCCAGCACTAAATTTGTGACCACAACTAACTACTTTATAAATTCCGCTAAATGGACTTACTATTTCACCTTTGGGGAAATTCCATAGACCACCTTGGCCAGTAGTGCCTAAATTTGGTTCTATAGGTGTTCTAAAAGTAACATAAACATAAACATCACTTCCTTCATAATTCATTGTAAGATCACCGTTAACCTGCGAAGAAGGTCCCTTGGGTGCAAGATAATTGCCTAGTCCGGTATCAACTAACCAAAATGGATCACCTAGAATATCAATAGTTAAATTGATAAGATCTGCGGAATTATTTAAAAATGCATTTTGAAAAGTATCTGCTACTCTTCTTTCTGTACTTACATCTCCCGAACCCCCCGAAATTGGTGGTCGTCCAGCTGCTTCGTCTGGTTTAACTGACTTACTTCCAGTGACTGATGCGGCAGTTTCTGGTTTGCTTCCAGTTTGTAGTTCCGCTTTATTGGTTTTTTCTTTGCCAGACTCATTGGTATCTTTGCTTTGATTGGTTGCAGTCTGCTCCGGAGGCGAGATAGGTCGTCCTGTGTAAAACATATTGTCTATGTCTATATCAAACTTTAAAACATCAAGATTTAATCCTGTGTATATGTAATCGTACTGTTTGGCAATAATTTTTTTAAGTTGCGAAAGTCCAGGCGAAGCAGCAGTGGGATTTTTTAAAATATCACTGTGAACTTTAAATGGCAACACTCTAAAGATTATCCTTTTAGCATACTCATTACGTGAGATGTCAAAATCTAATAGTTGTATTTGAACATCAATTCTAAACCACTCAATTTCTCCCGTACTGGCGTTTATGTTTTTTTCAACAATGGCATTTTTAGCATAGTTACTGCTTAACACACATTGGGTTATGATATCAGTTAACGATTGATTTTGTGCAAATTTAAATTCTCTAACACTGGGATCAATGGTCATTTTATTGCGCTGAACTAGTCCTGTTTTTTCATCTCGTACATCACCTTCTAGACTGCTTACATATGTTCCGCCAGAGCTTGGAGTGAATCCCATGGAATTTTTATCTATGCCTAACGGACCTTCTCCAAAATTTAAAGAGTCTTTTGAATTAGATCCAATATCTTGTGATTTGATTTGCGAAGGGGGTGCAGCGGCTTTGTCTAGAGAAGATCCTATTTCAGGATCAAGTCCAACGCTGTCACTGGCATCAGTAGGGAAAACTATCAAATACTTGTTGGGAATTCCTCCTTGTTTTTTTACAGAGTTTATTTCCCTTTCATTGAGCACTGAAGTTAGACTTCTAGGACCAGATGCTAAAAGTTCTTTTAGAGTATCTCCAACAATAGCAATGTCTGAAAATGACTGATTTAGTGTATTTGAAAATCCCTGATGACTGTAAGGTATACATTCGCATTTGTAATTGCTGCCGCCTTCATTTACACTGAATTTTACTTTTTTAAATTTTACCGTCCAATATCTTGCCAGCTGATCGGTGCTGGCAAAAACATTACCGTCGTCTGTGAATCCTAAAAATTCAAGTTTTAAAAGATAGGGCGCATTATCTAGATAACTGGCATATCCAGCATTTATAGCAGCTACCTGCATGCTCTGCAACAGCAGTCCCATACTATAGGGTTCATATATATCAAAACTAAATGATACAGCATTGGTGTTTCCAGTTTTTTCTGAGGCAGCAACAACAGTATGCATTTGAAAATTATCTACATAATATTCGGGCGAGCCGTTTACGGTATTTGTACGATTACCTCCAAATCTGCCAGCAGATGCAAAAATTATAGATGATTGAGTTTTTGCGCCTGATTTACCATTATAAGAATCGTTTAACCATATAGATGGATTTCCTCTATATGATTTGGGATCATTGAACTGCTTAGGTGTAAGGCAGGCCATGCTCCATAATGGAACATAACTGGCAAACTTATGCAACGGATTAATATATGGTGGTCCGCTGGCGGCGGCTGCTCCTGCTGGCGAAGCCGATGCAGAATTGTCTCCCGATTCCTTAGTTGTGTTAACTGTAGCACCTACGCTTTGAACGGCTGTGACTACCCTGGCTAAGTTTTGAGAAATCATATCACACTCCTAGATACTTTTGAAGATTTGATTTCTTGGGGCAAAAAATTTTTCTTCCTGGTTCAAAATCATAGATAGGATCTCTAATAGTATCCATATTCCTTTGAGCAAACACCCACCATAATTTAGGATCTCCGTAAAGGTCATAGGCCAACAGGTCCGGTCTATGTCTGTATTGTCCCTCAATAGCATACAAAAAATCATCAGGTTCGGACGGAACTGGTCGTATTTCTAACAATTCAAGATAGAGATTGTTTTGCGGCGTATTGGCCCAAGGAGAAGATCTTTTATACTCGGCCATTTAGATACTTCCTACAATTGAACCGTTGGCATAATTTTTTAAGTTAAACTCTCGAAGTTTTGTTCTATTATAAATTGGAGATACTGTTACTGAAATTTCACTTACTACAGGAACCCAAGTTGAAGAATTATTTTTATTGCATTTGATGTAATTGACTTCAGGAGGCAGTGTTACACTGAACGATTTTATGATAACCGGAACACTGTTGAATACTCTTGAACCATATCCAGAAAGATTACAGATAATTGGTGGATTTCCCACATTATCTCCTGAACCAAACCACATCTTGGTTGCTGTTTTAAAAAATGTTGTTGCTTCAATCCAATACTCTGCGTCTTTTGCAGTTTCTGCAGAAAACTCTCCAGTGATTGTGATGTCGTCTATTTGACTGTTTTTATATGCTTGAAAAGGTTGATTACTATGCACGGGATCAATTTGTGTATAATTCGCTTTAGAGGACACAGTAACACTAGGAGTGTAAGGCCATACTACACCGTTGGTACTTTGCAATCTTTCAAATGCATTACCAAATAGTCCAAAATTTGCATTTTGCTCGGCCAAGACTGAGTATATTGTTGAGGGCACCTGCGGCGCTGGAAATTGAAGTAGCCAGTGATTGCAATCCGGAACCAAGCCCGCCGGCTGACAATCCTAGTTTACTAATACTGGCTCCGATGTCAGCAGCTCGATTTGATAGATCCCCAACATTAGGTAGACTCTGTGCAAGATTTGCCACATTGCCTAAAGCTGTTTTTGCAAATCCAGCAAGTTGGTTGGCTCCGCTTTGAAGATCGCCGGTTACACCGCCGAGTGGACCTAGGCCGCTGTTTAAAGCTCCTCCGAGCTGGGCTACTTTTAAGTCTAAACCGCTTTTAAGCGAAGCAAACTTTTCTCCCACTGCAGAAACATTAGCTGCATTGGTCACTGAGGACACAGCTTCAGATACTGATGCAATAAGTTTTGCTTGCGGATTGATTGGCAATGGCATAATAAATCTCCGTATACTCTATTTATTCTTGAAAAAATGTGCTATAATATAAGTAATAGGAGAACCCATATGATAACTACCGTACCTAAAATCAAGTATCTAACCAATAAAGATTTACTAAAAGAAATACATTTAAGTAAAAATACCTACTGTTATTTTGAAAAATCTGAATACGCAGACTATGATTTAATTGTATCTGATTTATCAAAAATCAACATACGCACCATAGCAGACGCCAAAAGAAATAAAGCATCTAAACTGTCAAAGTCTGCACAAGAGCAGGCACAGCTGACAAGTAGCAAAAAACTACCTGCTAAAGAATTTGAAGTTGACTACAAGAAGGTAGCAAAAACTGATGTTGTATTTAGAATAATGACGTTTGATCATATTCCCCTGGCTCCTGGACGTAAAAAGACCTTGAAGAATACTGCTGACAGCCACGACAAGGTAAACTTTCCTCCATTCCAACACTGGAAGTTTGATGATAGCAATAACTTGGTGTGTGTAGGTAAAAGCCACTGGAAAGGCGATTTGATAAATGGTGCTTTTAACAAAGAACACGGAAAAATGACAAACAATCTAGCTCGTATGTTTTTAAAACTATGCGAGAGATATGCCACTCGAGGCAACGTTCGAGGTTATACCTACAACGACGAAATGCGTGGACAGGCTATTCTACAGCTAACACAGATTGGTTTACAGTTTGACGAATCAAAATCAGACAATCCCTTTGCCTACTATACTGCTGCGGTTACCAATTCATTTGTTAGAATCATCAACATTGAAAAACGCAATCAAAATATTCGAGACGATATTTTAGAAATTAACGGAATGAACCCTAGTTGGACTAGGCAAAATGCGTCAAGCGGTGGAGGAGCCGTGAGTACTGGATCTGTGGATGGTAGTGATTGGGATTGACCTAGCTGTTGTAAATGTGTTACAATAACTAAGGAGATTCTATGTCATTATTCAAAAAAGTAGCCTGTTTCACCGATATTCATTTCGGACTAAAGTCTGGAAGTCGTACACACAATCAAGATTGCGAAGATTTTGTCACTTGGTTCTGTGATACTGCCAAGGCACAGGGTTGCGAAACTGCAATCTTTCTAGGTGATTGGCATCATAATCGTAGTACTACAGATGTCAGTACTATGAATTATACTGTCAGCAACTTAGAAAAGTTGAGTCAAAGTTTTGAAAAAGTCTATTTTATTCTAGGCAATCACGATCTGTTCTACAAAGATAAGCGTGAAATTAACTCTATTGAGTTTATGCGCCTGTTCCCAAATATTGTGCCTATTAAAGAAACATTGACCGAAGGCGATGTTACAATTATGCCTTGGCTGATTGAGGACGAGTGGAAAACTATTCCTAATATCAAGAGCAGGTATTTGTTTGGTCATTTAGAATTGCCCAGCTTTTATATGAACGCCATGGTGCAGATGCCTGATCACGGAACAGTTCAACGTTCGCATTTTGCCAATCAAGAATACGTGTTTACTGGCCATTTTCACAAACGGCAACAAGGTGGCAATATTGTATACATTGGTAATGCGTTTCCACATAACTATGCAGACAGCGGCGACGACGATCGTGGCATGATGATTTTAGAATGGGGTGGCAAACCAGAATACAAAACTTGGCCTGGACAACCAGTTTATCGTACCTACAAACTCAGTCAGATCATTGACACTCCGGATAAGTTGTTACGTGAAAAGATGCACTGTCGTGTTACTAGTGACTTGCCTATCAGCTTTGAAGAAGCAAACTTTATTAAAGAACAATTTATTCCGCAGTATAAACTGCGTGAACTCATGCTGATACCAGAAAAGGTAGAAGTAGAATCTAATCAGGTTCCTATCGATATTAACTTTGAAAGTGTTGATACTATTGTTATCAATCAGATATCTGCTATTGACAGCGACTCCTACGACAAAAATATGCTATTAAGCATCTACAGCAACCTATGATAAAAATTCAAAATTTAACCGTGCGTAATTTCATGAGTGTGGGCAATCAAACTCA